AAATACTGCCGCGCAACGTGCTGCATTTCAGGCAGACATTGCTAGGCGTACTGGTGACGTATCACAAACACAGTTTGGCGCAGATCAAACACTGGCTTCTCAAATGGGGCAGACCGCAGCGCAAAAGGCTGCAGCACAATCTGACCTGGCTAGACGAGCTGGAGATATCTCACAAACACGATTTGGTGCCAACCAGGCACTGACCTCTCAGCAGATGGGCGCAGCTCAATCAACCCTGGGCGCTAGGCAAAACCTGGCCTCAACCCTTGGATCTGCTGGGCAACAAAGACTTGCGGCGGAAAGGGCAGAAGGTGAAGGCATTGGTAGAATCGGTCAGCAGCAGATGGATGTATCTGGGCAGCTGGCTAATCAAATGGGTAGCCAGGCTCAACAGCGTCTAGGCGCTCAGCAACAGTATGGTGCCCAGCTTGGATCAAGTGCTCAACAAAGACTTGGTTCGCAGCAGCAAAGATCACAGCAACAAGCCCAGGCAGCTCAAAGCAGATTGGGTGCAGGTCAAGGATACGGCAACCTTATCCAGGGCACTGCCGGCCAGGTGTTGGGTAACCAGCAGAATCTGGCTTCTAGCCTGGGACAAAGCGCTCAACAAAGAATGGGTGCTCAGCAGCAGTATGGTCAAACTATGGGTAACGTGGCTAATCAAATGTATGGCGCCGGCACTCAGCTTGGTCAGACAATGATGGGCGCAGGCCAAAGCATGCAGGATGCCAGGACTCAGATGGGCAACAATGCAGCGCAGAATGCAGCGACTATCGCGCAGGGCTATGGCGCCATGGGCGGACTTCAGGGGCAGATCGGTCAGCAGCAACTTGCAGCGCAGCAAGGCTATGGTGGTTTCCTCCAGGGTCTTGGCAATGCACAGCAGGCAGCAGGCCAGCAGCAGATGCAGAATCTAATGCAGTACGGCGGAATGCAGCAGGGTAATCAGCAGCAGATGTTTGATGCCCAGCGTGCAGCAATGCAGCAGGCTCAGATGGCTCCGCTTAATCAGTACAACGCTCTGCAGCCGTTTGTGAATATGGGTGTAGGGGCTGGCGGCCAAACAACTATTGGCACAACTTATACTCCGCCGCCTAGTGCGTTGCAGGCTGGTCTTGCTACTGGACTAGGAGCGTTAGGTGCTGCCGGCACCTACATGAATCAAGGGGGTGCATAATGGCGGAGACAACGGATCCAACCCTTGAATATTTCAAACAGCTGCAGGCAATGCAGAATCAGCCGCAATCTGGAATCGACCTAGAGGCAATAAATAAAAAAGCCCAGGAGCTTTCTTTTCTTATGCCTACCACCAGGAAGCGCGGCTTGTATGGCATGGCTTCAGATCTTAGCCGAGGCTTGGTTGAGCAAGCAGCAAGTGGTAGACCCTCATCTATTGGTTATGGCCTGGCAGCAGGATTTAATCTTTACAGCGAGGCAGCCCAGAAGCGCCAGCAAAGAGCTGACGAAATGCGGTCCAAGCTCATGCAGATGGCTTATCAGGATGTAGAGCAAAGAAGGCAAGATGCAAAAGCTATGCAGGAGAAAATGCTTGACGCAAAGTTTAAGTATGATCTTCAGGTACTGAAAGAGACGGGAGGCGTCTTTGCTGGCAAGAGCCTAGAGGCTCAGATGTTTAACATTTTGTTGGAAGCAGAAAAAAATCCATCGTTGAAGAACACGCCAGAATATAAGCTCGCGCTCAAGTTTGTTCAGAAGCCTAGAATGCAGACGGTCCAAACAGAAGAGGGTGCCAGGGTTGTGCAGGTTCCTGGGATTACTGTCGAAGACATATTTACTCAGCCGCAAGACACCAGTGCTCCAGCAGAGTTTCCAGATGCTACATTTACAGGGAGATACCACAGCTCAGGTGCTCCAATATTTCAACGTCCTGGCGCAGATGGTCAGATGATATACTTCACCAAGGACTAACTTATGCCGATACTGACATTAGAAGAATTTGAACAATCTACAACTCAGATGCCACAAAGAGCTGCGTCTCCTGATCCTATTGCTGCTTCGGGGATTATTGCTGGAACAGAGAAAAAGAAGTCCCCATTTTCAAAAGAGCAGAAAGACGCTGCTGGTTTTGCTCTTCGTATGGAGCAGAACATGGCGGTGATGGATGACCTTGTTGATTCTGGTTACAACCCAGTTGATATGTTTAACATTACTGCAGTCAAAGACAACTTGCTTCCTGTAGCGCCATTTATTCCTGATTTTTTAGAGAACGCTTTAACCTCCTCTAATTATCAGCTTTTTCGTAATGCGTCTCAGGACTTTAGTATGGCTGTACTAAGGAAAGAGTCAGGTGCCGCTTTGACCGAAGCTGAAGTAGAGCTAAACAACCAATTGTATATTCCTGAGTTTGGTGACAAGCCGGAAACTTTAGAGGGTAAAAGGCAGCGGCGTATAGATGCTCTTAGGGGAATGAAGAACAACGCAGACAAGGCTTTTACTGATCTTAAAAAAGGCGTCAAGGATAGTTCACAACCAGACCTGACTGAGGAAGAGGCGCTTGATGTATTGAGGGAGCGTGCAAAAAGAAACCCCGAGTTACGGGCTAAACTAAAAGCGCGAGGGATATTGTAGTGAGTGAAAAAGCATTAGAAACTTTAAGTGACGACCAACTGCTCTCTATGGTTTTTCCAGAGATTCCTAGCTTAGGAAGCTATTCTGACGATCAACTTATGTCTCTGGCTCAGGCAGATATTTTAAACTCAATAGACACCAAGTCTGGCGCATCTGCCGGAATTAGAGCCCAGGTGGCTGCAGCTCAATCAGTTGACGATAAGCTGGCTACCATTAAAAAGTTTTATCCTGACGCTATGCCTGTTGAGGTCCTTGATCCAAAGAATGGCGCCTCCAGGTTTGGCCGAGGTAACTTTGTATTTACTAATCCAGAGACTGGGACGCTCACGCTTTTTGATGAGGATGTCAGATTGTTCGGGATGCCCATTCCTACCCTGGGCGACTTTGCTGATGTAGGTCCAGAGATAGCTGAGACTATTGGTGGTATTGGTGGTGGTATTGGTGGTGCAGCAGCCGCTGGAACTCTTGCCTCTCCCACAGTGATAGGAGCCATCCCTGCAGCAACCGCTGGCTTTGTAGCTGGGGAAGGACTTGGCAGCGCTGCAGCAAGAGAAGCGTATATTGGTATTCTGGATTTCTTCGGGGAAACCGAAGACAACAGGACAGGCGTGGAAAGGCTAGGTGACTTCTCTACCACTGCGGCAGTCAATGCTGCGGCTGGTCCAATCGTATCTAAGATTTATAACGGCGTTAAGTTTGCGGTTGGCGCCCCAATCAGGTATTCAATAAACGCCTTAGATACCTCAGCAAAAGAAGCTCTTGACAGAATGTCTAAGGCCGGCGTTAGTAACCCCACTGCCGGCCAGGTTAGCGGTAATCCCCTGGTTAATTTATTTGAGCAGTATCTAGCAGCGGCTCCCCCGTCTGTTCGTATCATGAAGGAGAACGCGGAGAAAACCCTGGTAGAGCTCGATGAAGCCACCGCCGGTTTAGCTGGCAAGTATGGTGGTGTAAGAACAACCTCAGAAGCAGCCGACCAAGTAATGGGAGCAGCCCAGGCATCCAGGGCTCGTTACGATGAACAAGTAAAAGCAATGTATGACGAAGTTGGCGAGTTGATCGGCGACACCGTTAGATCAGATGCTGGCGCCACAAAGAAGTTTGTTGATAAGTACCTGGCACAATCTAAGACTGCAACTGGTGCCCCCGACTTGAATCCTGCATTAGAGCAGGCCGGTCGATTGCTCCAGGATGCTGCTGATGGTGTGCTCGATTATAACCAGCTGAAAGCATTTAGAAGCAGCCTGATGAGCACGGTTAGAAAGGCCGAGTCACAAGGCGCTCTAAGCCGTTCTGAGGCCAAAGTAAAAGAGTTGATAGGATATGTCACCGCAGACCTGGATAACCTTGTAAAGTCCGCAGGGAACGCTCAGATAGACATGTTTGATGGTGAGGCTGGCAAGCGTGCGTCCAACGCTATTTTAAATAAATATAAGGCCGCCAATGCGTTTGTTAAACAGAATATGCGTAAGGGCGGAGACATTGCCTTTGTTGATGATGTTATCAAGCGAGGAGAGACTGAGGCCACGGGAGCTTTACGCTATGTGCTTAGCGGTTCTAAAGAGGGCGCCGAGCGTCTTGAAAAACTTCGTCGTCAATTTGAGCCTGATGAGTTTAATGTTCTATCCGGCTACATGCTGGGCAGAATGGGCATGCCTACCGGATCAGCTGCGGGTGCTTCTGAGTTAGGTGAGCAGGCCGCCAAGTCTGGCGCCGAGGCGATGGCTGAGGCCGGCTTCTCCCCAAACAGATTTGTTACCAACTGGAACAACCTTTCCAAAGAAGCGAAAGAGGCTTTGTTTGGCGGAACAGAATATGCCGACCTGGCACCAGCTCTTGATGACCTGGTGTTTACAATTGACCGTGTAGGTAAGACTGCAGCTCAAATGGCTAACCCCTCTGGCACTGCCAGGCTGTTAGGAGCAATGGGAACCTTTGGTCCCCTGGCTGCTGAGGCAGGAAAGTTACTGGGTGGTGACGGATTTGAGTACGGGTTAGGCGGGTTGATTGCCCCCTATGCTTCCGCCAAGTTGATGACCAACAAGGACTTTGTGAAGTGGCTATCTAAAGGTGTAGAGATAGCGGCATACAAGCCCAACTCTTTTGGGCAGCATATCCGCCGCCTGGTTCAGATCTCAGAAGTTAATCCCGATATCCGTGATGAGGTTAAGGGTGTTATCCAGGGCTTGAGCCAGGATGCTATCGAGCCAATGGATTGGGAGAGCTCTGAGTCTCAACAGGGTCCCAAAGCTATACCAGAGAACAATGAATCAGCATTCCGCCAGGTTGTTCCTAAGAGCACGGCAGATAAGCTGCTGCCAAATAGGGAAGAGCTCATGGCGAGCCTTAACAGTATGAGTATTCCGCAGGTCGGTTCGACAGATGGTTCTATGTTTGAGCCACTGCCTTCTACCGGTGGAGTTAGCGCACCTAGTTCTTTCCAGTCAGCTATGTCGCCAACCATCCTACCAAATGACGCAGACAGGGAATTAGCCTCGCGGATGCAAGCTAATAGATCGGGTATCGCAGGGCTGGTTTAGTCTTCATCAATAGACGGCGTAACAGAAATCACTGCGCCATCTACGCTGTAGTCAAACTCATATCCCATATAACGATTGTCGTCTCCCAGGTCGATCACTATGTTGCGGCTTAACAGTCGCATCATTGCTGCTTGCTGGTGCAGTGTTAGCCTGGCAAACAAGTCGATAACTTCTGACGCCTCAAGCACTGGCTTGTAGCTTTGCGGTACTGAGCGAGAAGCCCCTGGTTTATTGAACAGATTCACGCCTGGATCCCTGCAGCCAGGAACAGTCGGTCATGCTCATGCTCAATCAAAATCTTGAGCTGGTCTATCTTTGAGCGTCTCTGATCGAAGCAAATTTCCTGCAGCAAATCATAGGTGTGCTGGTCAACAGCCAGGCTTTTACGCTGGCGATCTGGTTGTGGTTTATCTTCTACGTTAGTCATTGTTAGTCCTATCAAATTTGTCTGGACCAGTTTATAGTTTTGTGTAAGAATATGCAAACTATGACTTACCAAATAAAGAATTATCTTCTTTCAATGCAGTCGAACTGGCCTATCAATCATGCCCTGTATGATGCCGTCCAGGAATCTATCCCCGCCATAGCCAAATACAGAGCTAATGAGGGGCGTGAGGATCTTCATAAAACCCCCATAGATAAGATGTGCAAACGGGTCTTTCCTGATATTTACACCGTGCCTTTGTTTAGGCGGCAATGGTGCAAGATGATGGTCGAAGAGATCAAACTCATGGAAGATCACGTTGCATTTAAACCGAATGAGGATGAGGATGAGCTCAGGCAAATCCCAGAGATTGTGCTGCGGGACCACTGTCCTGAGCTGTATAGCCGTATGTGGTTCGTGGTGCAGACTGTCCTCAACCCTATATTCCTAAGCCTGTATCAGAGAGATTGCTTTGATATCTCCTCGGTGCAGATAGCAAACTACAACCCCAAGGATAAGCAGAAAGGTGCCTGGCACCATGATGAGTCTGCAGATATCTCGGTGGTTGTTCCGCTGAACACTGGAGGGTATGTCGGTGGCGGTACTGAATTCCATAATCATGGAACGCTCAAGCCCTTGCCCTCTGGCCATGCCCTTATATTCCCATCCTTCACCAATCTCCACAGGGGCTTGGCAGTGGAGAGTGGCGACAGATACCTCCTGGTATTCTGGTTACATAATAAGTCTAGGAATAAACACATTTACGAAGAGATCGAATAGCCCCCGAAGGGGCTGGTTGATTAGTGCCCGTAACCCCAGGCAGTTTGATATCGAGGCTGACCACCGTAAGGGCTGGCGTTGGCGCAGTCGTGAGCCTTGAATCCACCGTACTGATTGATTCTCTTGGTCATGATCTTGCCGATAACGTGGTCAGGATTGGGGGCAACGTAATCCATGTTCTGGTTGCTCTCCATAGTTACCTGGCCAATCTCAACCACCTCGATCATCTGGCCCTTCTTGGCGACAACCTTGAAGAACTCAACATTGGTCTGGTCATAGCCCCAGCTAGTATCGAAGATGTCACCCACCTTGATAGTGTTGGCAGCCTCAGTCTTGGCAGCCTTGGCCTTGGCGGCTCGCTCCTTCTTGTACTCAGCGTTGGCCTTGACGTTCTCGAAGATCTCCTGGACATACTCATCTCTTCGCTCGACGCTCTTGAAGCAGTAGTGCTTGGCTGGCTTCTGCTGCTTGCCGATGAAGATCATGGCAGCTGGCTTGTTGGCACCGCTGTCGTAGTAGTAGGCAACGGCGTCAATGCCTTCTGGCTTAACCTCAACAGAGTCTGCTGGGATGTAAAACTCTCTAGTCATTCGTGCTCTCATATCGTTCTCCTTAATTACTAATTGATTACCACATAGCTATAATCACACATATCGTGTCGTTGTGCAAGTGTTTGCACAAATATATATAGAATAAAAGTGCATATCAGCTGCAGCCCTTATAACTACACGGTCTATATATAATGTGTAAAGATGTATACAACGACACGATAATATGAGACTATATGTATGTAGGGTAATTAATCAATTGAGGAGTGAGTGAGATGGGTCAAGCAATAGACATGTTCGGTAACGAGATCAAGGAAGAGCAGAGCGCTGCGAGCAAGATAAAGTTTCAGTTGCAATTCATGGCGTTCATGATGCAGTGCGGCAGAGATGAGGAGGCGCAAAACGCCTTTGAGAAAGCCATGGGGTTCTGTGATGAGATGATCGAAGCTGAAGGAGGTGAGTGATGATTACGGTTGAGATGGATACCTTTCACTGTGGAGGTGTAAAGAATGGGCAGCATGGCTTCAAGGTCATGCGGTTCCCAACCTGGGACCAGGCTTGTGAGTGGGCTGGAACCCAGACAATGGATGTGACATGTCCCTTTGTTGTGCTTGAGATGCGTCACGCAATTACTGGTCAAAAGGAGTGGTTCTAATGGGTATGACAGTTTATGTTTATCGAAACGATCTTGGTGACAGCACCGCAGGCGGTATTAGCGCTACCGCAAAGCAGTTATGTCTCACAAATGTTGAGGGGCCATTTGAGCCCAGCGAAGACAGCCCCGCTGCTGTCTTGGTTATGGCTGAGCCGATAGGTGGTAGAAAGATATTGAGAATCGAGCCGGCGGATGCTGAAGGCAAGTGGACAATGTTTGGCGGAAACTATGGTGGAACAAGCGACAGTCGTTTCAGCGATAAATGTCGAGAGCTTTTAGGTCAAAGTTGGTATGGAGCAGTTGCCATTCACGACAGGATTGAGTGGTGATCGGTGACTGGGATATCAAGGACCCCGACTGGCATCATGGGGACCTTGATTGGGTGGAGGCTGAGTTCTGTGAAAAGTGTGGTGAGGAGCTTGGCCTGGTAGAGGATGAAGAGGGGAGGGATATTCCCTGGTGCAAAGCCTGCGATGATTGATTTTTTACTTTTTTTAGACTGCTTAATTGCAGTCTTAGTGATTCAAAACCTAATTGATTGGTGGAGATTTAGAAATAAATAGCCTGGTCACCCAGGCTTTTTTTTAGCCATACGCTTAGCGTAATCGTCCAGGTTCTCTCCAAACATCTTCTCGAACCACTGGCCCCAAGTTTTGCCGTGGCGCCTGCTGGGGACTTCCTGGAAGCGTTTACGCCATACTGACCTGGCAGCATAATACTTTTTCTGCTCAGCCCACATGTCCTCACGCTCCTGCTCTTCTTTAGTAAAGATCACCTATGTCAAACTCCTTGATGCCTTCCTGGTTATAAGGCAGGTAGATGTCACTCTCCCTGCACGCCATACCGATTGCCAGGGCCTGTTCATTCTTAGCATCTGCGTAGGCTATGGCTTCATCTGAAAGGGTATAGACAGCATAGGGGTAAGGGGCCATCTTCTCCTGGGCCAGGAAGTAAAACTTCTCAGTCGGAAGACCAACGGCTCGGCAGCCGGCAACATAATAGGCTGCTTGCTGGTGATACTTGAAGCTGTTAATAGCTGACTTGAAGCCCCTGGGGGATGCGTCTCTGCAAGTCTTGAGGTCCCAGATGTCAGTGCCAGTATGCCAATCTAATTTGCCCTTACATGGCTGCCCCAACCATTCCCAGCAAAGCGTGAGCTCTACTCGATGCTCTGGCTTGGGTATGTACTCAGCAACTACCTCTCGGCGCTCCATGCAGACTTCATACATATCTTGCTTGCAAGGGGTGCGGTCACCAACCGAGGTAAGCCAATCGGCATACTCTTCTTTGCCCACCTTAGTGCGCCGGTCCACATTGGGCTCCAGGGCAAATTCGTCGTGGAACTTGTGATGCTCCAGAAAGACGGTGTGCTGCACCCTGCCCTCCAGGAGAGCCGGCGAGTTGTTGAACTTGCGGTTCTTCCAGGTGAATGGGCACTTGGCTATCGAGGTTAAATCGTGGGATCTCCATGCGGGGATGGAGTCATATGTTGGATAATCGAGGTCTTCGTATATGCCTGGTTTAAAATCCATACTAATCCTTTCGGGGGTCGTCCCCCATTGAGTAACGTAAATACCAAACTGATTTGGCCTTTTCCTGGTCGGCGTCATTGCCTGGTTTCTTCCCACATCGCCACTGATACTTGAATGCAGCAAGCTCACAGTAAGCCCTGACACGCTCGGTGCCAAAGGCTGCAACCATAGCGTCAATGCACTCTATCTCGGAGTCAGCATAATGGTTGGGTGAGTTGACCATATCGTGGGCAGCTGCCATCTGGTCATCAACGTCAGGCTCCAGGCACGCCACCAGTTTCTTGTAGCTGCTGATGCGTACCGGCTGGCCTTCCATTGCTCTTGACCAAACCCCAGGACTAACACCCAGGTGCCCAGCCATTGCTGTATTGCTCAGGCCGCCATTGACCTGGAACGCCTCCAGGTCTTCTCGCTGGTCGTCTGTGAGTTCAATTTTCATAACGGGTTCCTAAAATGGGATGTCGTCGTCGATGAAGTCCTCTTCAGGCTCTTCCTTCTTTTTTGACTTCTTTGTCGCTTTTGCTTTATCAGCAGCCATTGCTTCTAAGCCAGACACAGGTGGTGTGCTGGTTACATTGCCGCCTTTCTTCCAGGCTGCAGCCACTTCAAAGCACGGGGCCTGCTGGTCTCTACCGTCTTCATCGCAACCGGCAATTCGCCATTGGATGAAGCGTGGCAGCTCTTCAAAGACATCGCACATCGCCTTGCTGGCCTCGCAGCTCTCGCCGGAAAATTCTTTGGTGTACTCTTCGAGGTCAAACACTGAGGTTGGGTTGGTGGTTTCAACGCGCTTGGCGCCCTGGTCAGAGCAGAAAATGCCATCGACCTTTGCGTTGCCGTTGCTGTTTAGGACCACGTTGATCTTACAGGTCACACCGAGCAGCTTGGTCAGGTCAAAAGCCTGCAGCTCTTCCTCAGTGAATGGCCGGTTACGCCATGCCTGGAGATCTCGACGCAGATTACTGCGCTCATTTAGTGACAAAGTGTACCCGTGGAATATAGAATATGGGCGGCCATCGCTCAGTGTGAGCTCAGGGATTTCCCAGAAGATATAAATTTTATGCTTCTTGGAGATCTCTCCCTTGTAATCTTCCTCCGCTGTGCCTGCATCGACAAGTCGATAGCAGATAGCCTCGTAAGAGCCTGGTGGTACGGTTTCAAAGGTGGATTCACCACCCGATCCTGCGCTTGCTGTTAGTGCCATTTTGCAAATACCTCTTGATTGTTTGTATAAGTTTGCACTATTCTACACATTCTAAGCGGAGGATCAACAAAATAATGTCATTTCTAGTCAGTGCAACCAATAAAAAAGATAAATCAAGGCCCATAACGGGCAATTTCCGGCAAGAGTTTGAATCGTTCCTGGCAGACAATGGCTTACAACTGGACCAAAAGAAGGGCCT